CACGCCGCCCCGCTTGCGGTAGCACTCGTGCACCGTGCCCTCGCTGCCAAACAATCCCTTGTCCTTCAGCTCTGCCGCCGTGCCCTTGCCCAGCAGGGTGCCGTCCGCACCGTAGCAGCTGTACACCCGCACCATCCGGGTCTCGGCCCGCTCGTCCGCACTCAGGCCTTCTGCCCGGGCCCTCTCCACCCGGTCGTCCTTGGTGCTCTTCCGCTCCATCTTCCACCGGTAGTTCTTCGGGCTGGGGTTCTTGCATTTTTCCAGATTATTCCAAACGCTGCTCAGCTTGTTCACATCGGGAAAATATCCCTGCTCCACCAGCTCCACGCTGGTGCCCTTGGCCACCACCTCGCCGGTGTCCCAGTCCATCAGGGTGTATACCCATCTGCATCCACTCTGCATCTCAGATTCTCCTTCTACTAAGTACGGTGCTCATTTCAGGGGAGCTGTGCAACGATGAAGTTACCGCTTCCACACGCCGCTGCACCTCGGCTTCCGAAAGCGGCAGCACACAAGGCACCCGTTTGCGGCTCACTTCCCGCTGTACCGCCTGCACTTGCAGCTGACGTATCGTCTCCGCCGTTTCCCTCCGCTGTTTTTCCAATACAGCCTCGTCCGGCACATCCAGCACTTCTACCTCGGTCTTGTAAGCGTCCCGGGCGCAGCGGCACAGCATTTCCATGGCCACGTCCACACCATCCTGTTCCACCCACTCGTTCAGCTGGCCGAAATTTGCAATCGTCTCCTGCCGAAGTTTTTCCAGCCGCCGGGGGCCAAAGCCCAGCACTTGGGCGCAGGCGGTAGCATAACCCCGCCATTCCAGCGTGGCCGCCCTGTCAATGGCCATCTTCAGCTGAACTTCCCGCCGTTTGCGGGGCACACCTTTTATCACCGGGACACGAAATACGCTCACCACACCCTCTGGCAGCAGCCCCACCAGCCATTTTTCGGCCTCGTTCAGCTGGGCCTTCTGATTCTTTGCAGGTATGGCCATCCGCCGCATCAGCTCCCCATTGATTTCATCCTTCCGCTGGGTCACCTTGTCCAGCCGGTCTTTGCCTACGCCGAACACATCATGCAGCGCAATAGTCATGCAGGCATGGGTGAAGTCAATCGCATTCTGCTGTGCCAGCTCGATCTGGTTCTCCAGTGCCATCTTTCTTGCATCGTTTTTCATAGTTTCTCCGTTCTTCATATTCCCTGCACGCCCGGTTCCGGCCCCCACAGCTCAGGCACCGGCTCCGGGTGATCTCAAACACATGTACACACTGGGTGCCGTCCATCAGGGTTCCCCGGTCTCTGCCATCATGGCGGTCAGGTCGCCCAGCATCCCGCTCACCGTGCGGGAAAGAACGTTGATCGCATCCTCCTGCAGGTCGCCGGGCAGGGCCCGCACCGCAAAGCCCGCGTTCACCATCTCGTCCTTCAACCGGGTGTTGATCCGGCTCACCTCCGCCCAGAGCTTTGCCTCGTCCGGGGTCATCTTCCGCCGCCCGGGCCGCACAACGCCCTTGATCATGGCCGTCAGCTCGTGGAACTCCTCATCGGTCAGGCTCCTGTCGTTCCCGGCCTCGACAATGGCCCGCGCCCGATCACTCGGTGTCCCGGTAATCAAAATGTTCTTGTATTCTTCCAGCGTCATTTCTGCTTGGCCTCCATCGCCCGTTTTATCAGCTCTTCCATAAAAGCAGCTTCTTTATCCTCAAAACGGCCTTTCACCGGGTTACGGCTCAGTGCCAACCGCATTTCCAGTTCTGCGGCCTTTGCAAAGTTCCGAACAATCTCCTCTTTCTGGGTGTTGTTCAGGTCACTGGGCACACTGCTGACAACAAAACTTACTGCCGACTGCATGATCACCCGTGTAACATCCGCTTCACTCTCACCATCCTCAATACTCAGACCGCCATCGTTTCCATTTCTGTAAATCGTGATTTTCATCCTTACCCCGCCTTTCTGCCGCAGACAGCTTTCTTCACCGTGTTCTCCGGTACCTTGTGGATCTTCTGCGGCTCCTTCCGCTGCTCTGCCACCAGGCCCAGCCCGGCCAGCGCCAGGGCTGCACACCCCAGCACGATGGCCAGCAGCGTGTAACCCAGCATTGCCCAGCCGTTGGCCGCGTTCTCAATGGCCCCGCCGCACCCTGCGGCAGCCAGTCCCAGCACAATGGCACCGGCGCTCAGCACGCTGCCCGTGATCTTCTTTTTCATTTGCAAATCCTCCAACTCTGTGTTAAACTTCTGGTGATGGGCAGTCAAAAACCATCACCCTGGTTGGCTCGTCGGTGTTCCCGCACCGGCGGGCCTTTTTGCTTTTCTCGCATCTCTGGCCGCCTTCCACTCTTGAAACGCAGCCTCATTCTCCGGTTTTGAGTAAAAGTCCTGTGCGATGTGCAGCAATTCAATAATTTGCCAGTGCTCAAAGGGCAGTTTCTGCTTTCGGCTCATGGCAGCACCTCACAGCCACTCGGCGCAGATGGTCTCCACCACAGGCTTTGCAAAGCCGATCAGCTCATCGCCGCGCTTTGCAGCCACGACTGCCGGGCCCACCAGCTCTGCCGCCGTCATCTCACTGGCGCGCTGGTTCGTCAGGGGGCGCTCCTTCATCAGCCCTTCCTCGTTCACCAGCAGCAGAATACCGTCCACGTCCTTCTCCCGCGCCCACTCGGCGCTCAGCAAGGCGGGCACCGGCTTGATCGGCCCGCCCACCAGCTTCTGCAGGGTCTCCAGCTTCATGCTGTCACCATCATCACACTTCATGTTGAATGCCCGGTTCTTCGCCGGGATCACGATCATATAACGGTCCATCTTAGCCCTCCCCCGCTGCTTCTTCTACGCTGACTGTGTCCATGCAAAAATGCAGCTCCCGCAGCACATCGTTCTGGGTTTTCTCGTCTACGCCGACACTTTTCATCGCCATCCGGCAGTAGCCCATACAGGCTGCATTGCTCCACGGGCCATTGATGTCCTTGATGGCCGCCATAATTTCTTCGTACTTCATAATTTCTCCATTTCCCCCGGCTCCCCGCCGGGGCTTTTTCATGCGTTCTTGTCCGTTCTTCTCCTCTGTGCTATACTCAAAATCAAAAGGAGGCTACTCAGACAATGTCACTGGCTATCGTTTTGTCCAATCCGTATGGAATTGTAATGTCCGCAGATCGAAGATTAACGACCACAATTTCCGATGAACAAACAAATTCAACAGAATCTTTTGTTCTCACTGATCATGAGCAAAAAATCTTCCTCACAAAATCCGGCCACGGAATCACCTATACCGGCGCATCCGGACTGGAAAATCAGACCCGTACGTCCTGTACCATCAAACGATGTCTTTCGCAGTTGAATGAATCTCTTTCCATCGAAGATGAACTCCGGCTGCTCAAGCAGGAGCTTCTGGCTATTGCCGGAAAACGGAATGTTGTTCTGATCGGTGCTGCTATAAGTAACGGCAATCGCATCGTCTTATCCACTTCATTGGTGTCTGAAGCCATTACGGAATTAACCAATGAAAATGGAAACTGTCTCGCATTTTCCGGTGAATCAGAGATACTGATAAAGCTGACCGACATGTTTCCGGTGGAGCACAATGCCTTTCCGCTTCAGGAATCCATCAATTATCTGCGATTCCTGACCCGTTCCGTTGCCGGGGTTCAGCACTATGCCCAGATCAATCAAACCGTCAGTGAAGAATGCGATATCCTTGTTATTCAGAATATCGGGGCACAGTGGATCACATCACCCGAAACTCTTTTCTGACAAACCTGCCGTCATTGCACAATCCTTGATTCCATCATCCTCAATCGGACGCTTTCCAATAAAGCCATCCCGAATCTGCCGCTCCTGTACCGCTAATACAAGGGCGGCAATTTCTTTGGGGTTACCTGTAATCTTTACCGTCACGTTATTTTCTCCTTTCATCTCTCTGTCCCCGGCTCCCCGCCGGGGCTTTTTCATGCGCTCTTCTTTGGGTCGGCGGGGTCAAGCTGCTGGCCCGTTAGAATCTTTTTGAGATACCAACGAAGCAAAAAATATCTCGTTCACTTCTTCGGCAGTCAAACTGTAGTGCTCCTGAATGGCTGCAATCTCATTCTGTCGAAACTGTGCTCCACGGTATTCATTGATTTTAGCATTCAGCCGTGAGAGGCTCATTTCGAGGAAATCCGCCAGATTTTGTTGCGATTCCCCATGCAACTGCATAACAGCATTGAGTTTTCTCTTATTCACCCTTTTTCACCTCCGTTCATCCATCCCCTTAAATATTGTTCTATATTTAAGTATCTTTTCAGGACACTTAAATATTAGCATGTTGTATGAATCTTGTCAAGATATTTTTTCTTGCTTTTTAGATTATCTGTGTTATTATTAAGATACAACGTATGAAAGGGTGATGTCCTATGACCACCGGCGAACGGATACGCCAGCTTCGCATTGAGCATCAGATGACGCAGGAAGAACTCGGTGCCAAAGTTGGTGTGCAAAAAGCGGCCATCTACAAATACGAAAACGGCCTTGTTGTCAACCTGAAACGTTCTATTCTTGAAAAACTTGCATTGGTATTAGATACCACTCCCACTTATTTAATGGGAATGGAAGATGCCGAACCAGCACAGGCCTCCCTCACCAAGGCCCAGACCTCTTTGCTCTCGGTTTTCGATAAACTGAATGAAGAAGGTCAGGCTAAGGTCATTGAGTATGCAGAGGACTTGCATCGTACAGGATACTATAAAAAACCTGCTGCGGATGGATTGGTTACGAAAGAAGCGTAAGTAAGGGAGGAATTATGGTGGCTGATCCAAAATCACATAAATATCGCTTTTTATTTCTTATCACTATTCTAATGATTGTTTTTCTTCTTGTTGGCTTGTACTTCGGTATCCGTATTGGTGCCGGATATTATGATTTCTATCGTCCTGATTCTCCGTATTATCAAAATGCCGTTTCTCAGATGTCCCATGATAGCTATAATAATGGTTGGGACGATGGATTCGATGATGGCTATGCTCAGAATCAGGAAGCATCATATAACAAAGGCTATAAGGCGGGATACGAAGCTTGCCGGGTGGAAAACGAAAGTATTCGCAATGAATATGATGCTGGCTATTCGGTAGGTTATGATGAAGGCTGGGATCATGGTTATGACGCTGGTTACCCGGACGGCGCAGCAGATAATTATCAAGAAGCCTATGACGAAGGCTATGAACATGGCTATGATGACTGTTTTGACGCTGTAAACTAAGTTTTCATTGCAGAAAGGATATACCCATTATGATTCACCGTACAACTTGCAATAATTGTGGTTCACTTTTGGAGTATGATAGCACATCTACTCATGAAGGACTTCGGGATCTTGAAGATATTTTATGCCCGGTTTGCGGGAAAAAAGTTGCTACCGTTTTTACAAATCTTATTCCTATCGCAACGTTAGTTAAGGCGGAGGACATTAAATGAAAAGAACACTTATTTCCCTTGCACTAATTGTTCTGCTAATGGTTTCTATCCCTGTTTCTGCATTTGCATCTGCTGAATTTAATCGCAGCATTTTTAATGGGAGAGATGATCTCAGCCTTACTGCAGATGATATGACTGGAATAACCTATGTTCGTTCCTCAGGATGGGCAGATGGTAAAACTATTGTCACATCCTCCGCAAGTGCTGTTATCTTAGTCAGCCCCTTTATCAGTCTAACAGATCCCGCCGATTTTTACGTTTTGGAATTTGATTATCATGGATACCATTGGGCAGACCTCAACTCGATTCTCATTAAAATCGGTGATAACCGCTACATATTCTCTAACTGTAATCATTCCTATTCGCTCGGAAGCGATGGGACCGTCTTTGAAAACATCAGTTTTGATTTGACAAATCAAATGCTTTCTTTCATGGATGATTTGATTCAGCATCAAAATGATGAGATTAAAATAAGGCTCCAGGGAACAACGCAAAGCTTCGACTTTACTCTCACTGATGAAATGAAAAACGAAATTCTCACTTTGTACGATGTTTATGTCAATGGTGGCGGTATACGCAAATCCAACCTTGACGGCATAAGCCTTGTTGAAAAAACAGTTGTTACCAAAAACGGCTATCCGCTCAAATGAACTGTTTTCATTTTGGAATCAGTCCCACAAACAAAAATAACCCCGCCAGTGGGGCAAACACCAGCGGGGCAAAACAATCCTCCCGCCGGGCTCAGCCGGTGGGGTATTATGAATAAAGTTTGAATTTCAGATACTTGTCAATAGGTTTTTTAAACTTTTTTCGTGATGTTCGCAACAGTTCACAAAAATTTTGTGTACAACAGGCCCTGGGCGGAGTATAATATAGCCATGATACAGACCCCGCCACGCCTCTCAACGATGCGTACCATGGCGGGGTCGCTTTTTTATTATCCGGAGATATTTCTATGAAAGAATTAAAGAAACATCTTTCCCTTACAGAGCAAGTCGCCCTTCTGGAATCCCGCGGGCTTGTTATTGCCGACAAGCAAGCGGCAGAAGAATTGCTCTATCATGTAAATTATTATCGGCTTTCTGGTTATCTCCATGGGTTCAAGCAGGAAGATAAAGCACATTATCTTTCCGGTACTACGCTGGAGCAGATCAAAGCTCTGTACGACTTTGACCGCAAATTAACTCGTATTCTGATGTTTGCCCTGGAAGATATTGAGGAAACCTTAAAAACAAGGCTTTCCTATTCTCTTACATCCGCTTTCCCTGAAAATCCTCTGATTTATCTTGATAGCTCACTCTACCGCAATCAATCAGATTTCTTGAAATTTTCCAGCCTATTCTACCATGAACTCAGAAACAATCGAAATCTCCCCTTTATCAAGCATCACATCGAAGAATATGACGGAAATCTTCCCATGTGGGTTGCCGTTGAGATCCTGACGATGGGGAATCTTTCAGCCATTTACAGAAATCTGAAAGGTCCTTATCAGAAAGTATTGGCCCGCAGCTATCATACCGGTCCGGTTCAGCTGGAAAATTGGATCGAGAATCTAACCTTTACCCGAAACCACCTTGCCCATTATATGCGGATCTATGATTTCAACTTCGGCCGTACTCCGACCCAATGCAAACATCATCACCAGTATAAGGAAACCAGCGGACGGATTTTCGATCAGATCTATATCATGTCCTTCCTATACTCGACCCCGGATGAATGGAATAACTATGTCATCCCTGAAATCAAAGGATTGCTGGAAGAATATTCCGAGCATGTAAAGCTTCCTGCATTGGGATTTCCCGAGGATTGGGCCAATATCTTGAAGCGTCCATAATTCCAATCATAAAGAATCCCCGGCAGCTCTGTACGATAGAGCCGCCGGGGCCAGATGGGGAATCTGTCTGTCGGAGAATAATCATAGAATAAGAAAACACGCCTGCTGAGCAATTTCATTGTACCATGATCCTGCTCAGCGCACAAGGAGCAATCATGGCAAGAAAAAAGAAAGTATCTCCCGGGAACCGTCTGGTTGCCTACTACCGTTACAGCGGCGGTTCCCAGCAGACCGAGCAGAGCATCGAGGGCCAGCGCCGGGACTGCGAAGCCTACGCCCGGCAGCATGGCTTGACAATCGTGCATGAATACATTGACCGGCACATTTCGGGCCGTGGTGTTGAATCCAGGCTGGCTTTTCAGCAGATGATCGCAGATAGCAGCAAGCATCTGTTCGATCTCGTGATTTGCTGGAAAACCGACCGCTTCGCCCGCAATCGCTATGATAGCGCGGTCTACAAAAAGAAACTGCGGGATAACGGAGTTCGCATTCTTTATGCAGCCGAAAGCTCTGTGGAAGGGCCTGAGGGCATTATTCTGGAAGGTCTGATGGAATCCCTGGCCGAATACTATTCCGCAGAACTGGCTCAAAAGATGCGGCGTGGTATGCGGGAATCCGCATTGAAAGGAAGAGCCATCAATCCCAGCCGCCCCCTGGGGCTTACTACGGATGAACACAAGCGATTTATTATCGACGAGAAAAACGCCCCGACCATTCGATTCATCTTTGAGCACTATGCGGCCGGAGAAAGCAGCGCTTCCATCGTGGAGCAGCTGAACGCTGCCGGGCTCCGTACCAGTAAGGGCAACGCCTTCAACAAATGCAGCATTCCTCGCATCATCCAGAATGAAGCCTATCATGGTGTTTATATCTGCAAAGCCTACGATGTCCGTATTGATGGGGCAATCCCCGCCATCATCGACGATGATTTATGGAAGAGGGCGCAGAAAATGCTCACGCTCAATAAACAGCACCGTGCACCACATAGTTTCCATGCTGATTACTTGCTCTCTGGCAAGCTTTTCTGCGGTTGCTGCCACAGTCTGATGCGGGGCATCTCCGGCCACAACTGCCGCAACGATGTTTACTATTACTATGCTTGCGGGAATAAAGCTGATGGCGGTACCTGCAAAAAGAAAAACATCCCAAAAGATGTTGCCGAGAATCTTGTGGTCAATGCCATCTGTGAAAATATCCTTCGTCCAGACACTCTTGAAGATCTGGCCGACGCTATTGCCGCTGCACAGCAGGCAGATGTCAACCAGCCCGATCCAGAGCGTGCAATGTTAGAGCAAAACCTGGCTGATGTGCACCAAAAAATCAACAATATCATTGAATCCATTGAAAACGGTACTGCCAGCTCTCGTCTGTCCGCCCGCCTTGCTGACCTGGAGCAGCAGGAAAGCACTCTCAACTATCAGTTGGAATCCCTGAAAGAAATTCATCCACCCGTTCTGGATCGTGAGCGTATCCTTTTCCTGTTGGAGCAGTTCCTTATCTCTCCTAATGAACGTACCGAGGATTATAACCGCAGGATCATTGATACCTTTGTAAATCGCATCGAGATCACAGACACGGAAAT